CACACCTTTTCCGGCGCGGTTAACCGCGACTGGGAAGATGAGTTCACGTCGAACATGGGGCGAGGGTACGCTCCAGGCGCGACGCTCAACATCAAGAAGCCCCCGCGCTACACCTACCGCGCCGGCCGGGTAGCGGTGCCTCAAGCCACCGTCGAAACGACCGTCCCTCTGGTCCTCTCCCAAGGCGGCTGCGACATCAACTTTACCGGCCTCGAGCGCACGATCAGCCTGACCAAGCTCGAAGACAAGATCCAGGCAGCGATTGCCCCGGTTGCGAATGAGATCGACAGACAGGGATGCGCCCTCGCGCACTACTCGACCTTCAACGCGCTGAATACGACCGGCGCCCTTCCGACTTCTCAAGCGCTTGCTCTTGGTGCGGTGACGGACATGAATACCCGCCTCGACCAGATGGGCGCTCCGCGGGATAAGAGACGTGCGCTGATCTCGAACCCGAAGATGAACGGGTCTCTGATCCAGGGATTTGCGGGGCTGTTCAACAATTCGCAGCAGATCGGACAGCAGTTCAAGAGCGGCTTGATGGTCGATTCGCTGGGTGTTGCGTACTCGATGGACCAGAACGTGGACACCCACACGAACGGGGCAGCGACTGCTTCGACCGTGAACGGATCGAACCAGACCGGCGCATCGGTGACTGTGAACGCGATCGGCGGCGGCACCCTCACCCGCGGGACCATCATCACCTTCGTTGGTTGCAACTCGGTGAACCCGCAGAACCGCACGGACACTGGCAGCTTGATGAATTTCGTGGTGACTGCCGACGTCGCCCAGAACGGAACCTCCATCCCGATCAGCCCGTCGATCGTGACCTCTGGGGCCTTCCAGAACGTCACGGCAAGTCCGACGACCGGCCAGAGCTTCGTGATCATCGGGGCAGCTTCGACGCCCTACGGCTGCAACGTGGCCTTCCACAAGGACGCTTTCACCCTGGCGATGGTGCCGATGTTCGCGCCGACCTCTGGTAAGGGCGTCGTGGACGTGTCGCAGCAGTCCTCGGATGGCTTCACCATCAAGGTGACGCAGATCTACGACGGCATCAACGATAACTACATCATGCGGTTGGACGTCTTGTTCGGCTGGGCTGCGACTTATCCAGAGCTCTCCGTCAAGTACTACACCGTCTAACCCGGACGCCAAGGAGAAAATCATGTCCGTCTATCTTCTCAGAAACTACAGCACCTACACCGCCAGCACGACGGTTCCGGTGACGCTGCCGGATGTAACCGAGGCTGCGCTGATCGCTCAAGGACTGGCAACTGCCGCTCAGACGACTTCGGCGCCAGCTATCAACGACGGCCCGGATCTCTACATCACGGTTGGCGGGAACGTGGCTCTGCTGCCACAGGCAGGCTTTACGACCCCGAGTGTCCTGCAGGGCAATTCCATCCTGCCGAACATCGCTCTCGGTTCCCTAGCTCTCACGAGCTACGAGACCAACGGAGTGGCCCAGACCACGGGAACCTGGAACTACTCCGAGATTTACGTTCCGTACTGGAACACATGGAAAGGGATCGGAGTCTTGAATGGAACGACCGTCACGAGCAACAAGTACACGGTGGCGCTGTTCGGGTCAAACGGCGTGCTGCTTGCGAACTCCGCTCCGGCCGGTGTTACGACCGCAACGGCTTCTGTCATGCAGAACGTGTCGTTCGTGAATCCGATCCTGCTCCCGCCTGGGAGGTACTTCCTGGCGGTTCAACTCGATGGCAACACGGATACCGTGCGTCACGTTCTGTCTGCCAACGGATCGAATGTGATCTGCGGGACGCAGACCGGTACTGCAACGGTGATTCCCGCGACCATCACGACCATTTCGACAACGTTTACCACCGCTGTCGCGCCGATCTGCCAACTGTTCACGGTGTAAGTCGTGATCCCGCTCTACGATCCGAAGACGCAAGCAAACGTCTTCTACAACATCAAGGACATTCAGGACCCGTTGCTCGTTCAGATAAATATCCTGATCGAGCAACGGGTCACCAATGCCATTCTTGTAGATGCGTATCGCGGGATCATCACGAATCCGGTTGAGCAATATCGTACAGACGTGGTGAACGACGGTAAGAACCCAAGTATCTAAACATCAACCAACGCCGTGAGGCGTAGGAGAAGCAAATGTCTCTAGGTCTCGGAGTAGCAGGAATCCAAAACACCGCTGACGGCGGTCTTGGAAACACGATCCGCCTTGGTCAGCAGGCAGATCAAATCGTCTCTGAGCTGCACGGTCGCTACTACGAGCAGACCGTCCGCGGCAAGATGTTCTCGGTGCATACGCAGGGAACTGCTGTTACCACCACGGCAGCGCTTGCGACGACATGGACCGGCCTGGGTATTGCCAACGCTGCAGCGTCCGGGGTAAACCTCGTCGTGAACAAGTTTTCCGCCGTTCAGTTCGCTGTAGGGGCTGCGGCGACCATCGGCATCATGGGCGGTGTCGGAGTTCTTGCGGCGAGCTTGACGGTTCAAAGCCGGAACATTGGCAGCGGCACGGCTGCTGCTACCACTACCACCGCTTCTGCCGGTGCGACCATCAGCACGCCTCTTCTGATACAGACCTTCGGCTCCTTGGGGTCGGTAGCGACCACGAGTTATGGTTTGGAGAACGGCATCTATGTTGACCTGGAGGGGTCGATTATCGTTCCTCCTGGTTCATTCATCGCGTCCTACACGTCCATTGTGACGACCTCGGCACTGCAATTCGGATTTTGCTGGGAAGAAGTTCCGATTCTTCGCTAACGCTGATTGAGAGGTAAATCATGGCTTTCATCAGCAACGTCCCCATCGGGTCGGTAGCCTATGCGTCCGTCGGGACGAACACGACCGACATAGCCGGGCAGTTGTGGATCACCGACATAATCGTTCCCAACAACATGGTCTGCTCGACCATCGGCTTTCTACAAGGCGGTACTGCAACGACCGATAACACGCTGCTAGCGATCTTCGATGCCGGGGGAAACCGTCTTGGAACTTCCGCACTTGCCGGGGTCGTTCTCGCCACCGCGAATACGTTCCAGGAGCAGGCTCTCTTGGCCCCGGTGCAACTCTTTGGAGGTAACAGGTATTACGTTGCTGTCCAAGGTAACGGCACAGCGGCAGGAGCTATCCAGACCATTCCGACGCTGACATTTGTCGGGGTTCTTGCTGGGAGTCTTGCCGGTGCGTTTGGAACCGTACCGCAGAACATCGTTGTTCCGACTACGTTCACAGCAGGAAAAGGCCCAATCGTCTACCTGAAATAACGCCGAGAGGCGTAAGGAAACATGCCTAGCCCGACCACGGCCCTGCAGATCATCGAGGACGCGCTGGGCCTCACGAATGCCGTAGGTGCTGACCAGACGCTCACCAATGATGAGACGTCAGATTGTCTTCGCGTGTTCAACGACGTGCTCGAGGAAGGTTCTACCCAGAGCATGTTCGTATATGGGCAGGCGAACCAGAGTTTCAACACGGTGGCTGGAACTGCGACCTATACCATCGGGACGGGTGGCACCTGGAACACGGTAAGGCCGGAGCGCATCAATGAGCCTGCCTACGCGACGATTTCCGGGGTGACGTTCCCGTACTTCAGCATCACTCAAGCACAGTACAACCTGATTTCGCTCAAGACCCAAGCCGGCGGCGGTACTGATATCAATCAGTGCTACCTCTACGTGAATGAGTTTCCGCTTGGTCTCATCACGCTCTGGCCCGTCCCGAATGCAATTTTCGCGATTACCTGGTCAATCAATCGGATCTTGACCGCTATAACCACTGCGGCGGCTTCGATCAGCTTTCCGCCAGGGTATGCAAAAGCCTTCAAGTACAAGCTAGGTGTCGAGCTCGCGCCGCTGTTCGGAAAGAAGATGGCCGAATACCCGGATGTTGCGGCTATCCAGAAAGAGACGTGGGGAGGCATCAAACGCTCGAATAGCCGTCCCGCTATCCTCAACTACGACATCGCGCTCCTTAATCGGCCGACATCCGGCTATCCGGACGGTCCGTGATGGGCGAGAGCATTCATCTTTTCGGCCTCGGGCAGGCGTCGAAGTCTCCGTTTGTAACCGCCAAGTACCTCCAGAACCTCTACGCCGAGCAACGTCCGGCCGGCGAGAAGTCGATGATGGTTGCCTATGGGACACCTGGGGAAAACCTGTTCCTCGATGTTGGGGCAACCCCCTTCCGGGGCGGGCTTGAATTTGAGCCAAACAGCGTCGCCTATGCGGTCCACCGCGGGGTTCTGTACGAGATCAACAACGCCGGGGTTGCGACTAATGTAGGTCTGCTCCTCACGACTACCGGGCGTGTCTCGCTCGCGCACAACGGCACGCAAGTAATGATCGTGGATGGGACTTACGGGTACATCTACAACACTTCAACACTTGTTTTTGCGCAGATCGTTGACGCTGATTTCCCCGCAAACCCTACGACGGTTACATTCCTCGCCGGTCGGTTCGTGGTTAGTTTTGCCAACTCAAGTCGGTTCTACGAGTCGGACGCCTACAACGGCTTGTCGTGGGATGCACTCAGGTTTGCCAATGCAGAGACGAGCCCTGACCCGATTGTCTCGATGTGGTCGAGCAACGGGCAACTGATTCCCCTTGGGGCTTTGACAACGGAGTACTGGGGCCTATCCGGAACGTTGGATTTCTCCTTCGCGCCGCTGCAGGGGACCGCTACAGAATGGGGTCTTGCCGCTCGCTGGAGTCTCGCCAAGTTCGACAACACGATGGCCTGTCTCATCAAAAACCGTATGGGTCAGGTCATGGTTGCTGAACTCGCCGGCTACCTACCGAAGAAGATTTCTACGCCTGATTTTGATTCGATCATCAACGGCTATTCGACTACCTCGGATGCAACCGCCTACAGCTACATGCTGGGTGGACATCCCATGTATGTGATCAGCTTTCCGACCGCCGGGAAGTCATGGCTCTACGACGGTTCTACCGGGATGTGGTGCCCGCTCAAGAG